GCCTGGCCTGGTAGCACCCCAGCCAGTATTCTCCATCTCTTCACCCTTGCACGGTTTTTGCAACCACCGCGTTGTTTAGCTTCGTTGTTTGCACTTTGGTTAGGTGCGGTTTGCACACGTGTGTTGGTAGCATAGTAACCTGCGAGCGGAGGTGCGCATCAGAGACGAGACGCATTTAGGTTTCCTACCTGACCCCTTTCTTTGAGGTGCGACAGGGAAGGATGGCCTACCTTCTGGGGTGGGGCGCGGAGGATTTCGACGCGCCCGACCATGGGGAGGGGCGTGGTTACGCGTTCTCAGACATGGTGTGCTGGCTGTTCGGCATCAAGAAGAGGGTGCCGCATCAGATTGAGAAGTGGACCAGCGAGGAGCTGGCTGCTCAGCCTGATGATCAGCCTGAAGTCGACCCTGAGGGTGCGCTCAACGAGAGGCCCGGCCTTATCAGGAGGATGGCGGAAGAGATTCAGGTGACCCGCTTTCGTGGGACACCGGAGCTCACCCGCAGTAACCTGCTTGTGGCCGGTCGCTACATCGACGAGCTGTTGGAGCGGAGCACTGTGCGCAAAGTGGACCGGCCACGTGTCTTTTATAAGGTGCGCGCGCTTGTGTTCACTCGCATGGCCAACGAGCGGGAGGGTGACCAAATCCTTAACTCGAGGGCTGCACAGAAGGAGCACTTCGCCGGCACAGGCTGGGGCTACCTCGGCTGGGTTGGATGGCTTCCCTTGCTGAAGAGCAGGGCAGTCACCGCCCAGTAGTGGGGCCTTGGCTTGCAACCTGGCCTAACGACCGCTGTGCGCACAGCCGCAGAACTTATCGAGCGGTATAGGCTGCCGGTGGAGGTGCGAGCTCGCCAGGGACTCGACAAGGTGAGAAAGGTATGGTCCGTCCTTGGCTTCGGGCCGCAACGGACCATCACGGCCCACAACAATGATGAGCCGAACCTGCTGAGAGGGTTGGTAGAGCGCTTGTACCTAGTGCAAGGCGCTCAGGGCTTAGAGCCGACCCCTCGGCCACAGCCTGCGGTGTTTGCCGCAAGGCTCCGGGAGTTCAGATTGCGTCTGAGACGTACACTGCCGCTGTGCGCACCCGTGTCAACTGATACGTTCGTTGGCTTCTACGCTGGCAAGCAGCGTGCAGTGTACCAAAAAGCCGCCACCTCCCTGGAGGCCGTGCCCGTGCGTAGGGACGACGCGCAGGTACAGACGTTTGTCAAGGCTGAGAAGATTGATCTGCGGAGCAAGCCCGACCCCGTACCACGGCTTATCCAGCCTCGATCACCTCGCTACAACGTGGCGGTGGGCCGCTACTTGCGGCCAATCGAGAAGCTAGTGTACAGGGGAATTGCAAAGGTGTGGGGAGGACCTACGGTGCTGAAGCTTAACGCCTTGGAACAAGGGCGAGAGTTGAGGGCAATGTGGGATTCCTTCAACAATCCAGTGGCTGTGGGGCTTGATGCTTCGCGGTTTGACCAGCATGTGTCAG